TAAAGAAAAATCAGTAACACTACTTAAAATAACTGCTGTGATGACTTTCCACGCAGAATCAGCTACATCATAGCAAAGACCAAATTCTTCATATGCTTCTATTCTATCTATAATATCTGTTTTTAAATCAGTATCAAGTATGGTCGTAAATGTAGGATATACGGCGCTAGCCACTGCATTCTCTGGTATAACATCATTCAGTGTAACCGGTCCTTGACCATTCTCTAAATTGCCTTCTCCTTGGTTGGCCCCATCCAATACCACTGCTGTTATTTTTGCCCAAGCTCTGTCTTCTGCTAAATCTGTGCCTAGAGTAACTAATTTTCCATTTAAAAATTCTCGAGTGTCTGGAGATGTAAATTTAACTAAGGATCCTACTTTGGCATATTTTAAATTGCTTGTGGAATAATCTCCCAAAGTCAGTGGACCAGCTGCATTAAAATAACCTGTGTTAGTGTTAGTTCCTACTGTGGTACTAACCCAGCTGGCTGAAAGAGCACTTAAATCTTTGGTTCCGTATTTTAAATAGAAAAATTGTCTTGAATATGATTCTTTTAATTTTCCTTCTACTAATCTATTGATAATATCTAGTATTTCGTTTCTGTTTGTGAATGTAAAAGTAAATTGTGGTATGTTTTCTTCTCTATATAATATTCCATCATCTGCAAAAACAGAAACATTACTGTAAGCACCTGTTGGATCAATAATTTCTCTTGATCTGCTAACTCCGCTAGCTGTTCTATTGGTTGATTTAATTTTAATAATTTCTTGTGATGATGCTAATGGTACTACGTTGTAATCTTCAGCAGTGATCATTCTATTTTGAGCATAATATACCTGAGATGCTTTGGTCTTAATACTTTCGTTTGATTCTGCTGCTGCAGAATTATAAACGGACTGTTGTAGAGCACAAGTTACAGTGAGTGATTGTTCTCCGCCGCTCTTATCTTTATAAGGTACTACAAAAGTTATACCTTGCATATCGGCTGATTGTATAGAATATTTGGCATTGTCGCTGGTTCTGTAATACAATCTAAAACTGCCTAATGGAATATTAGAAAAGTTTCCATCTCCAAAAACTAAATCTATAGCATCATTATTTTTGGTTGCAACATTGTAGATATCTCTCACATCGGATGCCAAACTGTTATAGATTACGTTACTGCCAGAAAGATCTGGTACCTTGGTCCATAATTTTTCTAACTGATTAAAATCGTCTAATTTGTATAACCAGACGTCGGTGTTATTAATATTGTTGATTGTGATAGGTTGCACATAATTTGTAGTTGGTTGACTGATTGAAAATTCCGTACTGCCTAAAGATCCTTGTTTGAATAGAACAAAAAATCCTGTATTTGGACTGGTGTCACCTGCTCCATCCACTCTATATAGATATGTAAATCCTGTTCCAGGAATTGGATCTTGCTCATATATTGATTCTGAATTAGAAATAGTGGCTGGTACTATTTCAAACTGTCTAGTAATTCCACTAACTGATCTATTAAACACAAATACTGGAACATCAGAATTGGTAGAATCTAATGTGTAAACTTCTGTTGGTGTGCCACCAATTGAATCATTTTCTTTTGGTTTGCCAAATTTCTGTCCTTCTACATTGGCTGCATTTAATATATCAATAAACTGTTCTCTATAATTTGTGTTAGATGGATCATTCCAAACAATTGTAGAATTTATTAAACTATTACCGCTACTGTCTTTGATATCTTGTGTGGTAGATATTGAAGTTATTTTTAAAAGTCCAGTGGCTGTTAAATTTCTTTTGGGATTGTAATTAATTAATCTTGCTAATCTTAAAATACTGTTTCTTCTTTCAGCAGTTTCTAAGAAATTTTCTCGTGCATTTAAGTCTACTCTAAAACTTAAACTTTGAGCAATATAAGCAATAAGATCTATCAGTGCAATATATTCAGAACTCTCAACAAAATCATTAAAATCATCTGGATAATTTTCTCTAAGGTAGGCCACCATAGTTCTTCTTAGAGTTTCAAAATCGTAAGATTTAAAATCTGCTTGTTGGAAAGCAGTATAAATTTTGCGCCAATCTTCGGCTACAAGCAATCGATTTTGTCTGTCAGTGGTGGCCATAGTTTAAACTATGGATATTTATTGATTTTATTATATACGTAGATTAAGAAAGGCGCAAAGCAGCGTTTTCGTCGAAACTAAAGGTAAGTTTTTCAGTTATATTGTAAGGTATATAGGTAATAGTGGCTTGTATTGATATTCCGTGCTCTGTTTCACTTACCAATATCTCTCTAGTACTTAATCTAGGATCAGCATTGAGATTTTGTGCAATATCGTCTGCTACCGCTTGTTTAGTTGCTTCTGTTAATGGCTCAAACAGCACATCGTAGATAATAGTGCCAAAATCAGGATTTTCTACTCGTTCTCCCTTTCTTACACTCAGTCGATTGATAAGATCTTGTTTGATTAATTCAAAGTCATACAATTTATAATTGCTTCTATCAGCTCGCGAACTAAAACCTCTAAAAGTCTGTTGACCGTTTGCTATAAAATTATTTTTTTCTTTTTCACTCATTTTTAAAATCCAAAAATCTTACCTATACTTCTGCCCACTGTGGCTATGGTTGAACCTATTTGATTGCCTACCATTCCCACTACGCTTCTAACCTGTGTTACTGCTGTTACACTAGTACCCATCACAGATTTATAAACGTTATTTACAACATTTATGTTCCCTAATGTATTGTTTAATTGATTAGCACCGGGTATTATACCTGATATTCTGTTTATATTGGTTGATGCTCCACCTAATACATTACCTGCTGTGGTGAATACTCCTCTGCCTGAACTTAAATCGTTTATTACTCCTGGTACCGATCCAGCTAAAGACTGTCCTAACTTACCTGAAGTGTATAAAACTCCTCCTTGATTAACAAATACTTGATCTTTTAATAAGTTCAATGATGATCCAGAAACAGATTCAACAGTTTGTTTAATAGTGGAACTTACTCCTTCTGCCACTGGAGATATTGAAAAAGGTCCGTTATCTGTTAAATTGTATCTCTCATTATAATTTTTAGTAAAATCTTCTGCTACTGATTGTAATTTTTTAACATCTGTTGATGAAATATCCTGTTTGGCCATATGAGTTGATAAGTCTGCTTGAAATTGTCCTATTCTTATGGTAGAATTATCACTTTCTCTATTTTGTTGAGACAAAAATCCCACTGTGCCTGGTACATTACTGTCAGTTGCATCTTCAGTTCCTGCAAATGACACAATGTCATCCCAGTGTCCAGGGAATGGTTCGTGCGTAGGCATTCTTAAACCTGACATAGAAACATTTCCTTCTGCTGTCCATTCTAGGGGTGCGTTCAATCCTTTTTTCGTTAAATCTACATCTGGTTTAGTTTCTCTCAATGTTCCTGTTCCACTGTCATCATAGAACGCTGTTCTTTCATAAGTGGTTATCATATTTGGATTAGTATAGGTACTGTTAAAATGTACCTGTGAACCTGTTAAGTGATGTTGTCCGGTTGCCATATGTAATTGGGTCATACCAGCATAGGATATAATAGATCCTCCTATCGCTTTGTTAGTGAATGATCCTCCGGATTGAATCTGTGTATCAGTATCAGAATATGTTTGAATCATTCCTCCGTCGAGTACTAGTTTGTTCATAGCGCTCAATTTAATTTGTCCTTTGGCAAACATATTAATGTTGTTATCGCTGTGTAGATCGATATCGCCTACTGCTCTTAGAGCCACTGTATTTCCGGAATAGATATCGATAGCGCCGTTAGCACTAAATTCCATCCAAACATTGCCTGATCCATTGGCAAGATACACAACACCTTTGGTATCATGCATTAATAATTGATGACCACTGCTGGTTCTTAATCTAATTAATTCGTTATTGCCTGCTGCATCTCCATCATCCATTACAAATGTGTGACCTGCTTCTCTCACCACTGTAGTTTCTGTATTTGAATCTGTAGGTCCTAATTTAAATTTTTTCTTGCTTTTTTTATCTAATCTTCCAGGAGTACTGATTCCAAACACTGCACTGGGACTTTCTCTTCTAGCAGAACTGGTTGTCGTTCCTCTCACTGTGTCTTTTATCAATCCTTGTTTACGTAATGTGTCGGCAAAAGGATGAATAGGTTTTTTAAGTTTATCAAGACCTCCAACATTGCTCGCTGCAGTCCACGTGGTTCTATTAACTTCTGAAACAGGTACTTCTTTGGTTCCATAGGTGCTTTCTACTGTTTCATTTGATTCAAATCCAGCATCTGACGATATAGCAGTGTTAGGACTAGAAGCAATACCGGGTATCATATGATTGGTATAAGGATCTTGCACACATCCAAACCAAAATCCCTGTGATACTTTTCCTTCTACAAAGATTACTAATACTCTAGTATCAATATCGGGTGGAACCATCCACATTCCATAACTGTGGGGACTATCATCAAAATCATAAGGACTGGTTTTGGTTGTTGCACTAGGACTTTTTGCACCATAGAATGGTGTTAGATATTTTACGTCATACAACATACTGGTAGGTCCTTCGTCTGTGCCTGATAGACTAGGTATGAGTACTTTCAATCCACCCATTCTAGTAGTATCCACATTGTCTTTAACAATACCTATGTATGGACCTGGATCAATCTCGGTATACTGAGTGGTCCTAAACTCTTTATTTGGTGTTGATGCGTCTCCGTATGTCATAATGTGTTTCCTTTAAAATGCAATTTCTCCCTGATTTGTTGATGCTGTTTTACCCGAAATAGCTTCTTTCTCTTTTGCGTCTGCTTTTTTTCTTTCTTTTTCCCATTCTTGAATAGTACTGATCGTCGTCATTTCTTTACCTTGATTGTTAAATCTAACCAAATCTAACACTTGAGTAAATTTTCCGCTATCAAAAATACTTTCTACTTGTACTACTTTATATAATCCGCTAAAGACGATGTTCTCTAAATTTGCAAAATTCATCACACTCTTTTTTTCGTCAATATCTGTAGGAAATCTAAAATCCATTGTAATAAATGGTTCTGCTTGATCGTAATTAAAACAACCCAACTCTTCATCCCATACTTTACCATCAAATGTGGAGAAAACACTGCTGGAATTACCAGTGTTTTTTTTAGATTCATAAGGTAGAGCAAAATCTTGTCCAATAAAAGCAGGATCTCCTAGTATGGTCATCTGTACATTAACCATGTCTCCCATAGGCGATGTTAGATATTCATAAAATTCATCTACTTGTGTTGTGCTTGCACCTTTACCTGAAGAAGGATCTGCTGATTTTGTGTATGAAGGATATCTACGTAGAGGCAATGTTGGTTCTGGTTGATCTTTTACCAAAGAGCCGTATCTCTTGTACAAATCTTGCCAAGATAAATCTTTTACATCTTTCTTTGTGTTTGCATCAGCACCTGTTCCGTCAACTAGTGCTGCTTGAAAATATCCAAATTTATAATTAATTTTTAAATCTAATATGTCGTTATTGTCTCCAGTATAGATATAATGATATCTTTTTTTAACAGTTTTTCCCCATAGTGGAGAAGCACTCAAACCTGGTAGAGTAAAATTCATCACATGCACAGCATAAGGCACAACAGTAAAAGTAATTATTTTTGGATGCATGCCTGTTCTTGGATCCAAGCGAGCTGTGTCTGTTTCAACATTGGTTACAATTTTGAACCATGGCACGTAGGGTTCTTTTCCAGTTGTTTCTGTCTGTCCCTCCATTTGATTATATTTGGCTTCTTGTTGTTCTCCTATTTCAATCCAATATTTTTTTACTATGTCTGTAATATTTCTAAAACCATCTGCTTTTTGCACACAGTCGGTAATTACTTTAGCAATACTTTCGTTGGGCCTTACACTGATTTGAAATGCTGAACCCAATGATCCAAGATTCCAGTTGCCACTGCCGGTATTGAATAACGGAATATCTCCCCCAATTTTTATTATATAGGTATCTTTGAGATCTCTTGTTTTTCTTTCTATTTCTACATCTTGCATTTTGTTAAGAGCTTCGGCTAATTTCTCTAGAGCTTCAGGTAGTGTGTTGCCTGTTTTGCTATTGAACGGAGTATTGAAACCCACTCCTCCGGCTCCCCTAATGTACAAAAATCTATCTGTCATTGCAAATTCTGTCCAGGGCACAGCAGATATTGTATAAATGGTTCCTCCTGCATTGATTTCCATTTCTGCATTGGTTATTTTAATTGGTAATACTCTTTTCGTTATGAGATTACCTAAAGGATTTCCTATGTTATCATAGCCACGAAATTCTAGTGTCAAAAGATAAGGTGCATCTATATGATCTAAAAATTTATTATTAAAAGCAGCAGCTTTCATCTTTTCAAAAAGTGTAACACCATATGGTTCATGCATGATCATTTCTATCTTAGTAAAATTCATCATTTTTCTCTGTTCGTTAGGTCGATGCACAGCATTTATAGATACTTTTTCAAAAAATATATCATGACTTCTTCTTAAAATTTCGTCTGATTTTTCTCTAGACTTGATATAACCATCTTTGTGTTTAAAATCGGTGTAGACTGTTCCGTTATCTTCGTTGTCTACTGTTGACTTGGCTGAGTTTGCTACTCCGCTTCTGTTAAAATCTGTAAATTTTCCGTCAGTACCTATACCAGAGCTCTTAGCGATAATATCATGAGGAGATTCTTTCTTTATTTTTTCTGGTTTTCTAAGATCATCCTGTGATAATGCTGATAATGTCCATACATAATTATAAGAAGCATACCGATGCAATCTATTTGTTTCTGCTGTGTCTTCTTTTTGAGAATTTTTATTAATAGTTTTGCCTGTAAATGCTAATTTGCCAGATTCTTGATAATCGTTGTACAAGGCATTTAAGTCAATTGTGGTCATTTTTTATATGCCTAGATCATTTTTAAGATTGCTCAATTTAGGTAACTGAATAGTTTTTCCTGGAGCAAAATCATAAATTGGGTCTTCAATTGTGTCTGGGTTTCTTTGAGCAAACACCCACCATAATCTTGGAGTGCCATACAAGTCAAATGCTAATAAGTCTGGTCTATATGCATACGTCCTTGTGATAGTATATGTAACATCATCTTGCTCTGCTGTAATTGTGCGAGGCAATAAAAAATCCAAACTAATATTATTTTGTGGCGTATTAAAATAAGGAGAAGTGTTACTGTACTTGGCCATTAGATATATCCTATTCCATTTTTATCATTTAATTCACCATTGATAAATTTACGCATACTGAAATTTTTTACTGATTCTCTAGAATATATTGGTTGTAATTGCAATGTAACCTGACTCATTGTTGGAGCCCATGAAGTATTTTTATCTGTCAATAATAATTGTGGACCAATGAATGTCTGTCTTGTATTAGTACTCTGTGTGGTACAAATATAATCAACATCAGCTCTTAGATCCACACTAAAGTTTGTCACTATTACTGGAACTTTATTAAACACATATGCTCCATAACCTGAAAGACTCAATATAGGAGGTGGATTTCCTTTAAGAGAATTATCTTCTCCACCAAAAAACATTTTCGTTACCGATCTAAAGAAATGCAACATAGCAATCCAATAACGTGCATCTTCTTGATTCTGTACAGGAAACTCCCCTACCACTGTGAAGCTAGGTACTTCACTGTGTGAGTAAGCATAGAATGGATAGTTGTTGTGTGTAAGATTTAGAGCATTATAAGATGCTGAATGATTGATTATGATAGAAGGAGTAATTGGAAATGTAACACCTCCTGTATCTGCTAGCGGAGACAATACATTATTTCTTAAAACTCCACCGTCGTCGTCTCTGCCTGATTCAAAGAATATTGATTGTAATTGGCTATCTGTAGGTAAAACCACTTTTACTCTAAAATCCTGTTTTTCGCTGCGTACAGTCCACTGTGCTGATCCTCGCAGTTTCATATTCGCTTCGGCACCCTTGTTTAAGCCATTACCGAACAACCTACCCAGTGTGCGATTAAAGATATTACCGCCCACGTTGGACAGTACGTTGCCCAGGGTGTTGGAGTTAGAATTTTGTTCGTCAATATTAGGTTGTAAATCCATAAAAAATTTATTATAATAACAACTGTATTTATAGGCATTATTTTAGGCGCACTTTGTAGCTCAAAAACACCCAAAAAAGTTCAAAAACTAAAGGATTTAAAAAATGAAAAAAGTGAACTACCTAAACAATCGTGACTTGTTGTCCGAAATACATAAAAGTAAGAATACCTATTGCTCATACGTCAGTCCTGAATACGGCCAATACGACATGATTGTTAATGACATTAAAAAAATTAACAATGCCAACATTGCCAAAGCAAGAAAGATACATGCAAAAAGACTCACTGCTCAAGCATGGGAAATAGCCAAAAAGACAGGCAACAAAAGAATTAAAATGAGTGATTATGAAGTGTCTCCTAGAAAAGTTAAAAAAACAGATCTAACATTTCGAGTAATGACATTTGATCATATCACCACAGACAGCGAGAGAAAAAAGAATCCTAAAACTCGTGCAGATCATCATACGAAAGTTAATTTTCCTCCTTTCCAACATTACAGAATAGATGACAAAGGACAACTGATTTGTGTGGGCAAGAGTCATTGGGTGGGTGGTATGAGCAACGGACATTTCTCCAATGATCATGGCAAGATAACTCCCACACTGGCTCATATGTTTATGAAATTGGCAGAGAGATACAGTCAAAGGAGCAACTGGAGAGGTTATACCTATGTGGATGAGATGCGTTCTCAAGCATTGGTGCAATTGAGTCAGATTGGTTTACAGTTTGATGAATCTAAATCTGAGAATCCGTTTGCTTATTACACAGCAGCTATCACAAACTCATTCACAAGAATTCTAAACATTGAGAAGAAAAATCAAAACATTCGTGATGACATATTAGAAATGAATGAAATGATGCCAAGCTACACTCGACAGGCTAAAAATGAGAGTGAGACTGTGGCAGCAAAGAAAAGACAAAAAGAGTTGCACGGCGAAGTCAAGGTCTACAGCAAGGCGGCCATTAAAGAATTAAACAAACAATTGAAAGATTCTGGCAAATTATCACTTGCAGATGACGACAAAACAAAATAATATCTAACCATGGCATTTTTTAAAAAGGCTGCTTGTTTTACTGATATACATTTTGGATTAAAAGGCAACAGCCGAGTTCACAACGACGACGGAGAAGCATTTTGTTATTGGTTTATTGAACAAGCCAAAGCACACGGCTGTGAAACCTGTATATTCCTAGGCGATTGGCACCATCACAGATCTTCTACCAATGTTAGTACCATGAACTACACAGTGAGCAACATGGAAAGATTGGGTCAAGCATTTGAGAAGGTTTATGTAATGATGGGT